GCAAGAATTCAATATCGTTAAACAATGATCGCAGGTTATTTTTTTATTTGTTACCTCTCCTTGATACCAACCCATACTTTCATCTCCTAATAAATCTTGACCGCAGATTGCATAGTCCCCGCCTCTTTGTATGGGATTTTCTAAGTGGACTACAGTTTCTCCTGTTTTATATTTTAGTTGGTACTTTTTCATACGCTATCTATTTTATCAATCCTTTATACCATTCCTTAAAAAGCGTCGATATAGGCAACTTTTTTAGTTTAGCCTTATCTTCTGTCGGAATACGGAAATTAATCGTTGTGGTGGGCTTATTTGAGGCTTTACGGCCTGAATTAGGACGGTTGCCGCCGTGAGTGTTATGAATTTTATTATGTACCCCTTCTGCTGAAGTCGCTGTTACTAGAAAGTCATCGTTAAAAGATCCTTCCCCGTATGATTCTTCAAACGCTTCTTTAAATGTTTTTTTCATATTAGAATTTAGTTAAGTCAATTGCCACCTGCGTAGCATTAAAACCTTCAAGATTGCAAACCTTGATAAAGTTGTCTGTAATCCTGTTTATGTTACGTTGACGTTTCTGATATTCATTTCCATACAGATGCTCTATACCATCCTTGTTTTTTGCTAGTAAAGTTGAGTAGTTGTTGTAAGCCTTAATGATTGTTTCGTTATATTCTGTTTTCATATCTGTTTGTGTTTGTTGATGTAAAGATACAACATTAAATATTATTGTCAAGTGTTTTATTGATAATATTACGAATTATTTCACTTTTCTTTTTTGGCAGGCTATCGTACCAATCTTTGATCCGTTTATCTGCCTCAAAGGCTATTGTAAATGTGTTAATGCCTTTTGGGCGGCCTACTGGTTTAGTTGGTTGTTTCATGTTAAATTAAAGTTACTGATTCTTTAATATTACCTAAACATCCCATCAATTCCAAGCATAACTGTTCAGGCATCATACTTCTGTGATGTGAATTTTTACGTCCCTGAGTGCCTGTAGCTGAGCCACGTGGTGCAGGTTGATGGTGGCAATTGATATTTCCATTATGACAAACAGGCTTAGGTGTCCAATTAAGGTTTGTCCAAATATCAGTTGGTTTAGCTCTATCATCTCCATACTGGCAATACCAAACTGTATATCTTGTGAATTCTTGCATAAATGGCATTTTACGTAGCATGCCACGGGGGTTTTCAAATGAGTAAGTTGCTCCTGATTGTTTTATCAAATCTATAACATGCTGGTTAGTTTTATCGCATTGTTTAGCGTAGTCGCTTTTAGCTTCTGTGCCTTTACGGTGATGACTTATAGCTGCTATAGTGTAAGTCGTACAATCAAATGAAGCGTGTATATGGTCAGGAATCCATGGCAACATATCAAGTGTTAGGTTTGATATATCCATTTGCAGGTCTACCCCCTCATAAGCCATCCAGTCAACACTAAAAACTTCATGTCCTAATTTCTCTGCTGCCCTGCCTATACATCTTGCTCCGGCGAATAATTCTAGTATTTTCATATCAATTCAAAGTCTTTACCAAATTTAAATATTAAAATTCGTCAGATGGCTGTATGTTATTTTGATTATCTAAAAACTTGTCCCTCCAATCCCTAAACTTCATAAATCCACCATTAAATTCGAGATTTACAGTTTCACATATTCCATTTCTGTTTTTAGCAAATATTATTTCTGTCAGTCCAATTATACTGTTATTAGATTCGTCTGTTGTTATACCATAATACTCAGGCCTATATAAAAATATTACCTGATCTGCATCCTGTTCAATTGCGCCCGATTCACGCAAATGAGACAAATTAGGTCGTTTAGAATTTCCCGGTTGTGCCTCTACCGCTCTGTTTAGTTGAGATAAAGCTATAACTGGTATATCAAGTTCTTTAGCTATTGCCTTTAATCCCCTGCTAATAGATGATATTTCCTGCTCCCTATTTCCGTTCTTTTCCTTTAACCCTGACATTAATTGTAAATAGTCTATGACTATCAATCCAATTCCATATCGTTGCTTTAGACGCCTTGCTTTGGCCTTCATTTCGAGTAAACCAACACTGGCTGTATCATCTATAAATATCCTGTTATCTTGAAGTAGTTGCTTAGACGCTGTTTCGATTCTGTCTAAATCATAACTGTTTAATCTTCGCTTCAAAATATCATCCTGATATATCATTGTTTCCGATGAGAGCAACCTGTCTGTTAGCTGATTTTTAGACATTTCAAGGCTAAAGATTAACGTAGGTACATTGAACTGTATAGCTGCATTACGAGCCAACTGTAAGGCAAACGCCGTTTTACCCATAGCGGGCCTTGCTGCTATTATTATCAAATCAGAGTTACGCCATCCGTTTGTTAATTCGTCTAAACATAAATATCCAGATCCTACACCTACCAAACCCGTTACCTCCGGTTGCCTTAAGGCTATAATTCTTTGTGCAGCTAATTTTGATATATCTATTATTTCATTTGCATTTTTATTGCTTATTAAATCAAATATAGCGGCCTGATTTTTTTCTAATGTGTCTTTAGGGTTTGATGTGTCATCATACGCTTCTGTAATAGTATCTGTACAAATCCTTATAGCCTCACGTTGTATAAATTTTTCAACTATAATATCGACGTGGCTTTCAACATTGGCCGATGATGCTACACGGCTTGTTAGTTCTGTTAAATAATATGAGCCTCCAACCATTTCAAGTTCACCATTTCGGGTTAATTGCTGCTTAACAGTTAAAATATCAATAGGGTTATTTAAAGCAAATAGAGTAACACAAGCAGAATATATTTTTTCATTTTGACTTTTATAAAACATTTCCGGTTTAACCTTTTCAACAACTATCAACATAGCATTTTTGTCGATTAGTATCGATCCTAAAATTACATCTTCTACTTCCGTTGCCTGAGGTGGTAATTTTCCACCATATACAGCCGATAATTGTCTATCTACCATTTGCCTGTTACTTTACGGTGGTCAATAATTAATGGCGACCCATTGGCTGTCGTTTTTTTAGGCTGTATTATGTGTTCAGGTTTAAACCAAACGGCTATCATTTTTTGTTTCCAGTTTTTTACCTTGTTTCCTTTGCTGTCTACCCAGTCAGCTGTTGAATAAAAATCGAATGCGGTAATAGCTGTTTGTTCCGAATAACCTTTTTCTTCAAAATATTTTTTCACCTCATCAAGGGAAGGTGCAACAAAGTTGCCTATACTATTAGTATGTATTTCTTTTCTTTTCTTTTCTTTTGTTGAATTTTGTTCAACACTTGTTAACACATGTTCAGCATTTGCTAAACGTTTTATTACTGATTGCTTACCTGCATACGACCTTTTTTCCGATATTTCCTTCATCTTAGTAACGTTTTTAACAACCCTGTCTGCAACGAAATAACCATCTTCTAAGTAAAATAATTCATATTCCTCTATACAATCGGTTATAAATTTCAACACTTGTTCAGCACTTGTTAACATTTGCTTAGCAATTGCTGAATAGATGTGTTTTTTCATCTTTAATTTATGCCCTTCATTTTGATGCAGCAACTCAATAATGTGCCAGTATACACCATAACCCCATGCATTGTAATCACCTATCATTGCTGATATTTTAGGGTTGTTGCTCGCTGTATAGTCGTGCGGGAAGTAGTAAGTATCTTTAGACATTATTTCTCAATTAAATAGTCAACGGTAAGTTTTTTGTTAATTTTTAGATGGGTATTGATATACTTAATACAATCTACGTATAATCGCATTTGATCCTCATTTACATTATACATATCTGTTTTGCATTCGTAAATTTTTATTTCATCATCATTACTGCAAAGGATATCTATAAAACAAGACTTTTCTTTTTCACCATTATATTTATATTTTATCGGAAATTGATATAATACAACCGGCCAATGGTTTCTTAATATCTCTACCTGTCTTAACTCAAATTCTGAAGATGTTTTTTTAACTGTGGTAAATCTGTTTATTAATATTTTAGAATCTAAACCACAATATTTTAATTGTAAATCCTCTAAGCCATTAGCTTCAAAGAACATTAATAAAAATTTAGTGTGAATTTTTCCTTTTAAATCTAATGAATTAATTATTGTACTTAGCCAGTTTTTAAATATCGGTGTATAATCTAATTCCTTTAAATAATTCCAAGCTCTATGTGTTTTGGTCTCATCTAAGTAATCAGGGCATCCCATAAAAGTTTGTCCGTTATATCTGTTAGTGAAAGACTTTAAAATATTACCACATTCACACAACCCTTTTTTAAAGCACTCGTTTGCTCGATCAACTTCCTGTTTTACTTTAGCCATTTGTAATTTGCTTTTAAAATGGAAGTCATGATATGCTTTTATTAATTTGTCGGGATTATTTTCAATCGTACTTTGAGCAGTATTTATTTTTTCTTCATGTTTTGAGTTTAAAAAAGAATAGAATTTATCAGTTTCTTCTTTGCTCATTTTCTTTGCATATTCTAAGTGCATAGTTTCAAATTTAGAATAGTTTATAGCCTAAAAATTAAGCAACCTTAACAAATTTAACTTTGTCTATTACTACAATCTTTATTTTATCAAGTTTAGCTAATTTATATACCCAAGTTGTGCTAACTTTTTCACGGTCGGCATATGTCTTTATCCGAACCATGTCTGTTCTTGTTTCGTGCATGATGTAAATATAGTGATTTAGTTTAAAACTACAAACTATTTATTTTCTTTTTCACCCCATCCTATTAAAAAATTCATCAGCAATGGCGTTATTAATATCCTCTTGTGATGTTGGGAGCAGATAATCCTGCCTACCATGCATATAACCATCCTTAAAGTCAAAGTATAGCTTTTTAGCATCCTCTAAATCATTACAAAACCAAACACATCTGCCCATACTCCATAATATAAGATGGTTACGATATTGATTGGCGTATTCTTTTTTAACAGTTTTACCGTCACGTTGCAGCCATTTTTTACCCGGCGCTTTAAATTCTATGTAGAACCCGTTACCTATAAATGCCTCAAAGTCTGGTAGCTTATCGATACCTTTATTCATTATACTAAAAAGGTTTTGCATATATGGTGTACGTTTCTGTTCACGTTCATGGCGCACAAATGTATCTTCTGGGTAGTTAGCGTTTACCCATTTACAAAAGGCTAACTGAAGGTCTGTTTCGTGGTAATTTTTCATATTATGAGTTAGCTAAATAATATTCGTATGCGTCTGTAAATCTATCCCAATCGCAATCTAAATAATTATTTAGTGCATTTAAAGATATTGATGAATAATTATCAGGTGCTTCAAACCTAATATATAAATCATCAATTCTTGTAAAGTTATGCTTTATAATCCAAGCATATCTTTCGTGCAGTTTTTCTTTTGATACTGTCATTTCCTTTTTTCTAATATTACTAATTTAGTTTCTTCACTTACAAACAAATCACCCAACATAGACGCATTCCGCCTCCTAATATAATCTATCTCAAACGGATGCTGCACATATACCTTTGGCTTTGCTTTGGCCTTTATAACGCCAATGTAGCCGGCTTCTTTGGTTGGGTCGATTCGTTTTTTGCTCATGTAATATGCCTATATCCTTTTTGTCTGCGCCTACTTATTCTTTCTCGCATTCTATTCTTAATTTCAGAATGGTTTTTTGCGTGGCAATTTTCAAGTAATATAATATCCCTGAAATCACAGTACCCGCCGCAATCTCTTATAAGAAGATTAATGTATAAATTTTCAGTGTAACTCATAATAATTTTCCTATTCTAATAACAACGCTTTTATAATTCTTGTCAGTCTCCATAAGGTCTTTTACGCACTCTATAGATGATATAACAGTACTGTGATCCCGGCCACCGAAAAATTCACCGATATCCTTTAATTTTGACTTCATTCGCTCACGTATAAAATACATGCATATTTGTCTTGCCTGCACCACGCTATGTAACCTTGATGGTGATTTTAAATTGAAATAAAACACACCTAAGTTATTGCAAACAATATGCGTAATTCTATTCATTTCGTCAACAGGCATATACTTAAACCTTGTTAGGTATGTCCTCTGGTCTTTATCTTTAAGACCCATGAATACTATTGGTGTCATAATTTAATGTTTTGATTGCTCATCTTCTATCAATTTAATCACACTTTCATGTGAGGTTATTTGTTCGTTGATTTCTTTTAGTTTGGCCTCGTGGTATGCTTTGGACTTATATAGGGCGGCTAAAGGTGTCTGTTATGAGGTCGATGGTGTGGTTCATAATTTGCTTAACCATTGTTCATAAATCCGTGTTGCTATTTGAGCTGTCATAACAGGTGGTACTGACATGCCAATAAGGTAACCAAAGTTAGAAGGTTCAAAGTGGTAGTCTAAAGGATAAGTCCCAATTTTACAAAATTCTTGTTTACTTAACCTAATAATATCTACCTGCTTATTAAATTGTTCAACTAAATCCTTACGCAAAGCTATAAAGAAAACACGTTCACGTCTTTGAGGTACACCCATTTTAGATGCATCAAGTAAAAAGTGTTGAACAACATACCCGGCTTTTTCAAAGTCTTTATAAATTTGAATAACATAAGATTTAGCTTCACCCAATAATAATCCTTTTACATTTTCAGCAATAACAACTTTAGGTTGCAATTCTTTAGCTAAATCTATAAAGTCAAAGAATAACGTATCTAATACTTGCATTGCTTGGCCTTCACGAAACACTTTATCTTTACCCCAATCTTTTTCACGATTACCGGCCATGCTAAAAGATGAACATGGTGGTGATCCATCTAATATATCCAATTCATATAATTCTTTAGGCAAATCTTTACGTAATTTAAAGGTTTGTATTGGCTCTAAAAATGAATATTTAGGTTTATGGTTTTCAATATAACAAGCCATCATTTTAGGGTCTATTTCATTACAACCTAATACATCAAAGCCGGCCAATTTATAACCCATTGTAGACCCCCCACCACATGCAAAGCAACTAAACACTTTACCTTTGTCTTTCGTAAAATTAGCATCTTTTAATGTCCATTTATATTGGAATTTATGCTCGTTCATATTTGATTAAATAAATCTATTGGTTTAATTACTACTTCCTCCACCACAATCGGCGTATCACTCAAATTATCCATCCGCGTACTATGCACCTGCACCCCATTATCCACCAACACTACACCGTCTAAATCTTGCCTTATGATGGTAACAGGCGTGTTGGTAGGGGATAGGCGAGTCGGGTTTATTATATACATCAGAAAGGTAAATCATTATCATCATCCGGTAACTGCTCGTAATCATGCTTCTTAACCTTATCGTTAAAAATATATTCTTTGCCATTACCTACATACACCTTTGCCTTTTTATCAGCCCGTTCCTCTTTAGACTGATTCATCGCTACGGAATGCGTGTTTCCGTAATCATCCTTTTGTTTACGCTCATCTATAACGAATGAAGCATATTTTTTACCATTTTTTTCAGAGGTGGTAATTGACTCTTTGGGAATGTCGCTTAATGCGATGCTTACTACTATCATTTTATTTTTTTTAATATTTCAGTTTTTAATTCAATTGCTTTTTTAAGTTTAGCCTCTAATTTAGCTAAATCTTCTGTTATCATTTCACGTAATAAACGCTTTCTAACCATTTGTAATTTTGGGTTATATACTTGCATCCAGCTAACGAAATCAATCCATTTACGGCCAGTTATTAGCATATACATAAGGCACTGCCAGTAATATTCAGGTTTCTTATTTAAGTCTTTTAATAGATGCTCTAAATGGCTTGTAATAGTATAAGGGCACTTAAACTCTACTATTCCGTCATCACCTACTAAACCATCAGGGCTGCCGCCTGCATGTTCACCGTATGCTATATGGCCTGTATCATCAACCTTGCAATCAAATACAGTTTCATACACCTTTTTTGCTATAGGTTCATTATCTATTCCCCATTCGGTGTACTTAGAAGTAAATTCCTCTTTCGCTCTTACGCCTGTTAATGATTCTGCTACACATTCATAAACATATGTAATAGCGCCTTCCGATAGGTTTCCACCCTCCTTATCAGCCTTTAATTTAGGCTCTGTCATTAGCCTATATATTTGGCTTGCCGAGAATTTACCTAACCTGTTATCGTGCCATGCCTCAGTTCTTTGCTGATCGTTGGCCGTTCCGTTAATTTGCATGGGCTTCCTTAATTGCTTCAATGTCCACCGATGCCGAATATTTAGGTTCGAAATCTATTCCGTCTACACCTCCGCCAAACAGTTTACCTAATTTTTGTGCAGCATTCTTAAATGCAAAGCTATCCGCTGCAGGAGCGTTCTTTTGAATGGCAGTTGCGTTTACCTGTGTAAAGTCCGTAGGATTAGCCCCGGCTTTTAATTGAATAGGTACTGCACCAACGCCGTCTAAGTTCCTTACACGGCCTGTAACAGGGTTTAAAACGCTTAATGTGCCATATACTACTATGCTATTTGCAATAACCTTAACATCCTTAATACACCAATCATAATCTTGAAAGATAGTTATTAGGTTATTCTTTACTCGGTCAATGGGGATGTACTCATTTCCCTGATGAACTTTAACCCAATCTTTAGGAGGGTTTGTGTTTAATAAGGTGTTTAGGTTGTCAAGTTTTACTGCCAATCCCAAGTCTTGTACGATGGTCTGAATTTGCACTTTTGGCTGCTTACTTAAGCCAGTGCTTTTGAGTTGTGTCATATTTATTATTATCTACTAAATGCGTTCATCCAAAATAAAGGTTTCTTATCCGTTTTAAGGTCACTTGGAAACTTAGGCGGATTAAGCTTTGGTTTTGCTACTTCTCTGCCGTCATGCGTAACGGTGGTAACGTTGGTTGTCGGGGTTTTAAATTCGTTTGTCATGGTTGTAGTGTGTTTGTCCTATTTTTAGATAGTTGATGAAATTGCAAATCAGCAAACCCGATTTCTGCAATAAACTCCATGTCTTTAAGTGTTAAATGGTCTACATCAACCCCTAATCCGTCAATGCTTATAATTTTTGCTTTGTTACCGTCTCCGTCACTTTCAATTATATAAGCTACTTTAAGCCCATCATAGTCAAAATAATATTTTTTCATTTCACCTCCCCAATTAATCCCAACCTTTCCAAATCATTTTTAAACATCAGTTCAAAGAACGATAAACTATCCGAATTTGTCATGTGATAAATTTCGGCTGTGTGAGCGGATAAATCGCCAACTGGCAACGCCTCTTTAGATTTTAAGTACCTGTGCATACCTGCAATGGCGCTGTCTGTAAATGTATTGTATTTCATGATGTTAATGATTTTTTAATTTGCTCTAAAACTAATGCCTTTTCAAATTCCCATCCTTCAGGGGTATTATATGGCGGATATTCTGGCTTCCAGTAAGCCGGTGTTGAGGGGATGATGTAGATTTTCATAATGATTGTTTTTGATTTTCAAGGTTTTGTATTCTTTTTATTTCTAATTCAATTAGATCTTTAGCGTTCTCTATTATTTTTTCCTGAACCTTTATTGTGTAGTTAGATTGTAGTATTAATTGATTTATAAATTCAATTCTCGATAGAGTTGGGTTTTCTTTTTTCATTATTCTTCCTCCCCTCCAAAATAGTTT